GTTTTTCTCCTCCATGGTCATAACATATCAATATATTATACTCCAATTCACTATGTATTATCAATTATTTCACAATTATTATTATACTTGCAATTAATCTTAGTTGCGGTAAATATTACTTCTCATATTTTACCACATTTTACAATTAGAATTTGACGAATATTTGACGAAATAAAAAAGAGGGTAGCAGTTAAGCTACCCTCTAATACGTTTAGTCTAATTCAATTAATCGGTGTAGTTCGCCGTTTACAAACCACATTTCACACGTTACGTTATCACCATCTTTAAGAGTTGCCATATATAAACCCTCTTTGTTTGGTTGAATATCTTCTGCAAATTGATGTGTTTTTCCTTCAAATGTAAATACTTGTGCCATTGTGTTATTCCTTTCAGTTATAAAGTAATACTTTCCAACTGTCAATCAACAGTTGATTGTTACAATCCGTGCAACTCGGAGATATTTAGATCACCATTCCTTTACTGTGTAAAGTGCGCTAGCGCCCTCTAAATGTTGTCCATTGAAATGTGTTAACACTTCAAATTTACCTGCTTGATAGCCTATAGTTTCATAGGCTTTATTATCTATCAAAGTAACACCAGCTTTTATTTTATGTACTTTGTTTAGATTGATTTTGTACACATCGACTTTTTGTTCATCGGTGTTAGCAACTACGGCTGTTCTATCAGATTTTTCAGTAACAGCTTTAGGTACATTAGGGTTGCTATGTGCAATATCCTGTTTCACCTGTTCTGCTGCAACTTCAACTGTCGGTGCTTGCGTGTAATATGTCGCTATCGGTTGAGTTCTTTCCTTTTTGGAAATAACTTCCTGTGCTTCCTTTTCAGTAACATGAATTGCTTTTGACAATTCTTGAGGTGATTTAGCCTGCTCTTGTGTAAGAATAACAGGTTTTTCTAAATCTTTTTGTTTGTGATGATATATTACTACACCTACAATAGCGATAAAAACGCATAGGGCAATCGCTACGGCTAGTTTGTAGTGTTCCTTGATAGTTTGTACCAACTTACTAATTAACATGGCTTACACCTCGTTTAATTAAAATTAGTCTAAATCGTTCCATCGAGCATCATAACCACGCACATCTACATGCACGAAATCTTGGAAGTAATATCTGCCAATGCCAATTCCCTCGCCTAACACTTCGCTTGCACATTCTTCTGCTAAATTAGCTAGATAATCTACATCAATCCCATCATATGTAATATCTGCTGCCGTGCCTAGAACGTGTTGAGAATTAGATACACCGCCTACTTCAGCATTATGAGTAGGGCAACGATAACCACTCAAAATATATACAGGAACGCCCAAGCGTTCACGAATTGCATCTAACAAATCCACTAATCGTTTATCAATCACATGGTCTAGGCAAGGTGTACCATCCTCATGAAATCCATGATTGCCACATTTGCATGCAAATTCACTTTCATCAAAATATTTACCAACTTTCATATTCATATCTCCTTTACTAAAAGAGGGTGCTAATATTAGCACCCAGTATCTTCCTTTTTTACTTCTTGTTCTTTCGTGTACTGGGAACGCTTGGCACTACCTGTAGCACCGCCGATATAACCACCCAATACACCGACTATCACGCTTGCCAAATCTTTTTGTTCAAGATAGATAGTCATGATTAACGCACCAGCCAAGGCAATTAGCGTTATCGTATCTTCATAGTTAATCTTCATTTAATCGCTTCCTTTACCGATTTAACGAAATAAATCACTTGTTTAAACAATCCTATTGCACGTTTAAACCACCTCGTTTCTACCAATTCGAGTTCTATCATGTTCTCTACGCAACTTGCCAATTCGATAAATATAGGTATCAAATATAGCAATGTACATAGGAATACATCTACACGGCCTAATACAGGTACTACTACATCTGGCAAGGTGAGTAGAATAAACGCTAACAAAAAAAGCCACGGATAGGATTTAACTAATTTCTTAGTCATATCCGCTCGTAGCTTTCCACTCACTAAAAATCGTTTAGGTTTTCCGTCAATTTCTACTACCGCCCAACCTCTCCATAGGATAGCTAGTATAGTGTTTTTGATTGTAACTTCTCTCTTTGTTGCTAGGTTGTAATTCCTTGCTTCAACCAACACTCGTAATATTGTATCTATAAACACAAGAATAACTGTTGTGAATATAGCTAATGATATGCGTATCGCTTCACTCACATTGAATACCTCGTTAAATATTGGAATAAAGATTTCTATCATACTAATCTCCCTGTCTTGATAATGTAAACCAAGTTCGATTTTTCCCTGTTTCTCTAGATTTATCAAATATTCTCCGACCCTCACTTGTTATTGATAAGGTAGCGCCGACTCCTTTTTCGTAGCTATATACAATTGTTGTATTTAAACCACTTGGTATTGTGAAAGTATCTGTTGTTGTATTTGTGGTATTAAATTCAACCAAATATCTACCTTTTGGTAGCCATACAGTAAATCGTTGTTCAAAGTTACTGTAATTATGTTCATAATATATTGGCTCAAACAATATAGGATTTTGCTGTACATAATACTTATTGTTTTCAACAATAACAAACATATTATTATCAGCTGGCTTTTCTGTAGATAACCTAGCGTAATAAGACTTATCACTCATCGCAACTTTTAAATATTTACTATTCCCTATATCACGGATCTCATCGGTCATATTAAATGAACCTGTACTAGCACCACTTATTGTAATATTAGCCATTTACACCCACCTCAATCGTACCTTTGTTACTCCACAATTGAACACGGCTATTCAATGATGTTTGTACTCTCCCCCAAGAACCCCATTTATCAGCCATGAAAGTACGATGATAGGTTTCACCATTTAATGTATGCAACGTATGGTCGATTAGTTTACCATCACCAAAGTTAAGTACAATCAGCATACCTTGTTTGTGCGAACGTGGCGGATTATTAGCACCACCATCGAAATTGATTTCATAGCACCCTTGTGTTGTGAGTGTATTCCAATCTGTTACAGTATCCAATTTAGAGTACGGAAAACCAAATGAACCAGCCTCATCCTTTTTAACAAATGTTTCATCGGATTTGGCTTTACTATAAATAGCCGTTCCATAATGCTTAGTGGTTAATACTGTGCTACTATCTGTGCCGTCATAGTGTTTTAAGATTGTACCTGTCAAATATACAGGAACGCTAGGGTCTCCCAATTCCACCGCATCAGATGTAGATACTTTACCAATACGCACACCATGTCCATCGGTTTTCTTACCCTCTAACAATGTATTGTTATTGAGTACGATTGAACCTGTTACATTACCGCCTGTGAGTTTCAAATAGTCTAGTGTTGCAAGTCTAGCAGTGTTAATTGAGTTCTGATAATCTCTGTTTGGATTGCCTACATAAATATCGACTTGATGCCGTTTACTAGGCTTTTCTGTTAACACCGCAAAATAGAATTTGCCATTACAGTATGCTATATCTTCAATTTCAGTAGTTCTGTTAATCTCAATGATTTGTTTAACTGTTCCGAATGGTGTACATTCTACCAAACTACCGAGCGTTGCACTCATGATGCATCCGTTAAGCATTAACGCACCATTGTTGTTAAAGTCATTGTATTGGTAGTCAATTTGATATGTTTTCATTTTTTGGAAATCATCATTGTACAAGTTGACTTCACGTAATCGTTGTTGACCGCTAATTGGTACGATGCTTACATAAGTTCGTGTGATAGGATCATATCCTATATTAAATACACGCTCGTTCAATGTGATGGTCTTTTCAAATGTCATAGTATCCGCATTAAATACAGATAAGTTATTACCATTCTTCAAACCATTGGCAAGGTAAATCTTATTTGTGTATTTGTTGTAGCACAAAGTGTTACAATGGCCCATTTTGTCAGGGTCGCTAAACTTATATGTGCCTACAATTTCAAATGTATCTGGATTGAGTTCGTACAAGTTTTGTTTTGTACCATCACTGTTAATACAAGCTAACACAAACACATTCTTTTTCTCGTTGTAGGTAAAACCTTGACATTGGTTAACCTCATCACCATATTGGATGTTTTTAACAAATGCGATGTTGGATGCACCTTTTAACATTGGAGTTTCAGTAGGATAAAACGGCTTGATATTGCTATATGTTCCCATATCCATAACACTATCAACTGTATCAAAGGAAACATGCTCATTCACTTTATAGATGCCATTAGGGATTAACAATATTTTGTTTTTCAAATTATCATTAGCACGTTTGAATGCTGCCGTATCATCTGCTACACCATCACCGACTGCCCCAAAGTCTTTAACAGATACGATGCCATATAGGCTATCTTTAGGAATAAACTTTGTATCAGCTTCGGTCTTGGTAATCAAACCACCGCCATTAGGCAAGGCGATTTGTTCCGCTTTACTTGCTGCGACTTCTGCACGTTTCGCCGCATCAGTTGCCTTGATAGCGTTACTTGCGATTGATGTTTGTTTATTATCAATATCTGTTTTGAGCGAACGTGCTTGACTAACCAAATCATTAATATCACGCTTATCAACTGTGGTTTGTCCAGCGTATGCTTTCGCATCGGCTACTAGCTTTTCTGCTTTGGTTACATTAGCGTTGGAAGTATCAAGTGCGGTATTGCTAGTTGCTAGTTTATCATCAACTGTACGGCTTAATTCTGTGATTTCACCGCCTAGCGTTTTTATTGTTTCTGCATTAGCATTGATAGTTTCGCTTTCAGCTTTGATTTTTTCGTATGCATTAATAGCATCATTTGCTGCCTTTGTCGATGTATCTACAATCTTACGAGCAACTGTTGTTGCATCCTCATCGCTACCAACACGAATTAATAAGGCTCTATTCATCTTCTCTTGCATTTCTTGCAAAATCAATGTAACCCTATCTGTCATGTGTTCGATATTTTGGAAAGGATATTCATCTGGTAAATCTGTATCTTGAGCGATTGGTGTTCTACGTTCAAGAATAATCTTGTGCGTGTTGTCTAATGGATCACCATCAGCAGGATATGTTAAAGTTTTGTTTTCCTTGTCATAATCGATATTGCCTGTTTGTACGCTTTCTGTGCCGTCTGCATCCACCATGATTAAGGCTATATCCTCAATCATGTAAAAGTCATACGGCCATATCCATTTCTTGTTCGCTCCATCACATTGATAAACTACACTAGGTTTTTTGACTTCTGGTATCATATTTGTTCCCCTTTTCTAATTAAATAGGACTACCCATAATTGAGTAGTCCTTATTTATTAATGTTTATTTTGCTTTTTTTCCTTTTGTTTTTCTTTCTTAGATTTCAATCGTTTATCAAAAATGACGGAATATAGCAAATCTTCGAGCTCTGCATCTATATCCGTTAAACCGTATTTTGCAATTGTCATGACGCCATCGGTTAGTGTATTGCTTAACCCTGTCATAGAATTGGTAAATTGTAGTCCTGCACGTCCTACGTCCGTCCAATCCTTTTTACTACTATTCACAGCAGTAAATATATCATCGATTTTATCGATTACCGCATAGGATAACGGCGACGTTCCACGATTGTATACCTTTTCGCCTAACATTCTATTCATAGCTTGTGTGATACCCTCACGCACGAACGGTACGCCCATGACGCTTTGATTTACAAATTCTTTAGTTAATGACTTAGCTACTTTTGTAGGGTCATCGTCATCATCACTACCAAAGAGATTATTATATATAACCATGATTACAGCTTGCATAAATAGGTCATAGAAGATTACACGAGCGAATTTCTTGAAATCCCCTCTATCTTTAAATGCATAGAATCCGTCAAGTTGCATATTCCATAGTGTGCCAGCATACGTGTAGAACGTAGTCGCAAAATTAGCGATAGTCCCTTTGTTACGTTGTATGCCTGCTTGGTCTTTAATATCACCACTACCAAATATATCAATGATAGCCTTATCAGCTAGTTCAATTGCTCGTTGGTCTGCCCACTCTAAAGATATACCCTCTTTTTGTACAAGTTTAGAATATTCCACATCGTATACATCTTTCCAAATCGGAACAGAAAGCATTAGATCCGTTTCAGAAAGTAGACTGTAACCCCAACTATTAATAGCATCACGGGCCTCGCCTAATTGTTCCATGGTGTAACCGCCTACAGATTTACCATCAATCGTAAATCCTTTACCGCCGATTTCTAAACCTCTACGCATATCCTTATCAAGTGTTTGTGCACGCTCACGGAGCATTACGGATTTCCCTAATACGAATTCATAAGTTTCGTTATACCGTCCAAAACCTCGGCCATATACGCCTACACCTGCACGATATAACGCACGCATTACTCTTGCTGCGCCTAATTGTTCCATAGCCACAGGAATATTCGCCACGTTTTGGATAGCTACACTTACCTTGCCTGCCATAACAGCAGATGAGATATTACGCTTAATCGTTTGCATCACATTGTCAAATTCGGTTAACCGAGATACTTCCGTTGTCCATTGGTCTCGTACCCATTGGCGCAAGTATTGGTACTCACTAGCACCGAGTTTATTTGTAATATAGTCAGCAAATTCTTTACGATTAATTAACGTATTTACATCCGTAACCGCCTCACGCATCGTAATGTGATTGATGCTTTCTGTAATTGCACGAGGTATTACATCTAAAGACAATAACAATTGTTTATCTTTCACCTTATCAAGACGTGATTTAGTAGCACTCATGCCATAACCAAAGGTAGCATTACTACTCATGAATGATTGTGCTATATCTTCCATTTCATGATTAGAAGATTTACCGCTAGTCTTAGGGTCGTACATTATAGGGTAATATTGCCCCTCTATGGTACGTCCGCCGATTCTAAATGTAATTCCTTCTTCTTTCTTTAATGGATTACCTGTCATGCGTTCTTGTACTGCACTACGTTCTGGATAAAATGAGTTGATTTGCTCCCATTCACGGATAATAAATTCCCAGTCTCTATCATCGAGTACGTCTTGGAATAGTCGTTCTATTTCAACCTCATTGGCTTTTACGGTCTCTATAGCACGTTGTCTATTACGTTCTGTCCCCCAATTCAAGGCCAAAGCCATAACTTGCTCTTTAGTGAGGTTTCTTGCGTCCCCTACTTGATAGCCTCGTTCGTTACGGATTTTATAGAGTTCCTTACGAGAATATAATGCTACGTTTTTAGCTAGGCGCATCGTTTCGCTTTCAAGACGTTCGTTGAAATGTTGCCGTGCACGGTTAATAGTGTCGTAGATATACATTTCAGCAGGGCCACCCTTGCCACCATCTAAACGGCGCAAGATGGTTTTGATTTGTTGTAACGATTCAACGAAGTTAGCCATCTTATTGAATATAGCGTTTTTAGTAGTCTTGCTATTTTCAATGTTGAAAGTGCTTTCTTCTACTTCGCCAAATGTTTCAATAGCCTTATCAAGGATATCACGTTCTACATGATCAATAGATAAAGGATTGCCGTTTTCGGTTAAAAAGCTATTATGCTCATATTCTCTACGTCCGTTTTGATACATGCCAGTCATTAATTCTTCGAGCATGTTCAATTCATTAACGGTTAAGGTAGCGAATGTACGAGGTGATTTAGCATTAAAAATACCGCTTACAGTATCATCCATACTAATTAATGTATTGAATCCTGCTATACCTGCGTCTGGGTCAAGTCGATTAGTAATAACCGTTTCATCAAATCCATCTGTAGGTATCAATCCGTCACGCTTAATCAACCCCATTTGGTACATCATATGAGTATAGAAGTACCGCAATTGAGGGTCTAGCATTACAGGGTTTTTCGCACGAGTAATGCGTGCATTTTGTTCTAACAATTTAGTACGTAATTTCTTGATACGTTGTTGATTTTCAAATGCCACTCTAGCCCTTGCTTGATTCATCATTTGAGATTGTTTATGCTCTAATGCTTCCTCTACCTTATTAACGGCTAATGCTCTATCTGCATTCTTACCATCTCTGATTGCTTGATTTTGGTATTTCTTATATTGGCTCGCTTGTGCCAATGTCAAATCACCTAATTCAGCACGGGCCTTATTCATGTATTTAGGAATAGTGCCAAACCCACCATCACGGATTGCACGAACAGCATTAATGCGTTCTTGTAACTGTGCTTTCAATTTCTCTATTTTATCTTCGGCTTTGTCGAGTTCCTTAGAAGTAGAGTTCAATTCTTTAGCTACTTTTGCATTATCCTGTTTGATTTGTTCCGCTTTAGTAATTGCCTTTTCAATCGGTGCTAGTTCCGCATCAAGATTTTCTCTATTAGGGTCTAACCGCTGCAATTTATCCAATAGTTGCCAATTGTTAGCCAAATCCTTATTAGTATATTGCTTAATAAGTTTAGCCTCTTCTTCTGTAAGTGCCATTTGACCTTGGTTAGATAATAGCATTTCTTCCGCTATTTGCTCATTGGATTTTCCGATATTGTTGACCTCAACAAATTCGGATCTTGCGTGTTCCATCTCTTGCTTAATAGCATCTTCAAAGGTGGTCCCTGTTTCTTCTATTTCTGCTTTCTTTAGGTTTTCGATGTTGCCGTATTGAGTATTAACCAACGCTGCATCGCCAATTGCAATATATCGTTGATGCTCATTGTAGATAGGATATTCTTTGGCTAAACGCTTTTCGATTTCAACTTGCACATCGTCTTTCACTTCTTCCCATTCTTTAATAGGTCGATTATCTAACTCTTTCATATACTTACGCATTACACGTTCTTTTGCTTTTTCTTTAATGTCAGCAATGTACCCTTGCACTCGTGCCTGTTCGGTTTCACTCAACTGTTGATACAATTTTGTGTTTTCAAATTGCTCTAATGCTTGCTCATGTGCGTAGTTTTCAATATCGTCTTGTGTAGCTATCATACGTGCCATTATATCTTTAATGTCAGATGGTACTTCACCGCCTAATCGTTGAACACTACGATAAATACGAGTTAACCATTTAGAGAATTGACGGAATACACGTTGTAGTCCTTTTGTTGGTGCTTCACCACTTCGTAAGTAGCTTTCCCAACCTCGTGCAAATTTTTCATGTGCTTTGGTGTTGTCTACGTTTTCTCCATCAACCCAACCGCTCCACTCTTTGAGTGCGTTCCAATCATCAAGTAATTGTTTAGGTGCATTGTCCATAGATGCTAGTTTTTGAATATCATCAAAGAATACATGCCCCATTTCGTGTAAGAATGTACTTCTATCTGCGGTTTTGAAAATGCTGATAATGCGTTCACCATCGCTCATGATTTCGGTCATGCCATTAACAGATTGGTTGTACTTTTCAATGACTTTAATTGCCTTGTCATCGAACACTACATAGCATCGTCCGTCCTGTTCGCCATCGTAGTATATACCTTTTATACCGATACTATTTAAAAATTCACTAGCCTTTTTAGCATTTTTCACGTTATGAAGATTAAAATGTTCATCATTACCAAGTGCATGAGATAAAAACGAATACAACTGCTTACCATCAATATTGGTTTTCTCTAATGCACCATATACATCAGCCTTAACATTCGAGATTGCTTTTTCTTCACGTTCTCGTTCTAACTGTTTTTCTTTTTCGTACTGTGGATACAATTCATATCTAAACTTTTTATACACTTCTTCCAATAAATCTTCATTGCTGGCTATAGTATCTAAATCTTCGTCTATGCCTACCGACTTCAAAAATCTATCAATATTTCTTTTTTGAATTTTCTTGATGTCATTTATTGTTTTATTTTTATTGTGCAGTTCAGATATTATGTACCCAACATCCATAAATCGTATGTATTTATCTATTCGTTCATCACCAATAATAGAACCTTTGTGATATTTAATTAATAGACTTGTAAAACGTTCCAGTTGTTCTTCTGTCATTTTATGTAATCCGTTTTTCAAGCTATCTCTTACATATCGACTATATCCAGAAATAGGATATTGCTCTGGTAATAACTCTGTTTCATTTGGTATTTCAACTTTAAATAAACTGCTTTTGTTAGAACCTTGCGCTTTACTCAATACCTCTTTATATAGTTTGGATACTTTTCTATCTTTAGCAAAATACAAACCCCAGCCATGTACTTGATTGCCCTCACCAGTACCAATAGCACCTAAATCAAATTCATCAAAGTCATGTGGTGAACCATGCCATGCTGATTGATGATAAACTGCGTCTCCTTGTGCATCGATGTAAGGATTTCCATGTCTATCATTGACATTTTTCATCATTTCATATATAGTAACCGTAGAAGCAGGATTACTGGTCTGACTACCTGTACCTTTATGTACAGCAGCAGCAGTAATCCTGCTATTTTTGTTATCAAGTATAATTTCATACAAATTGAAATCATTCGGCGAAAACCTTATTTCGTTCAAACCTTGCTCTGCAGTTAGCCTAATAACAAAATATTTTCCTTTTAATTCTACAGGAACGTAGAAATTATGATATAACTCAACATTCTTTTTCTTTGATTTTTTTGTGTTCATTTCTGTATCTATTAGTACAGAATGTTCAATTAAATCTTTTAATCCTTTAATCGCAACATTTCTATCAGTAATTTCACTTGGTGTTAATATGTGGCTTCCTTTAGCTATATGTTTAACCTTACTATTTAATATTTTGATTTTGCTTTTATCATATGCTTTATAATCGCCTATTAAACTACTTACATAAGATTTCACATCATTCAAACTCATGCCTTTTGAGTTTTTAATATACTTATTTAAATCAACTACTGGTACTTTTTTACTCAAATCAATGTTGTAATTAAATGGTTGTTTATAACCATCTTCACCATTGAAGATAGCATCCATTTTGATACGCACACTATCACGGAAATAATCCATAGCGGTATAACCACCTTTGCCCATTTGTCGCATATATTGTGCCATTACATCAGCATGTTGTGCCATTAACAACGCATTAGCTTTTGCCGTTTCACGTTGTTTTCTATCGGTACTTTCACCAATCGCTTTAACTACTTTGTTGTACACTTCATAGCCACTCTTGGATAATTGCATCCGTAACGCTATATCGTTATCTGCTAATGTAAAAATCTTATCGTGCAAACGTTCAAGGCTTTCAATTTGTTGTAGCGTATGTTCCATGTCAGCATGATGGATATTGCTTTGGTTAAGTGCTTCCGTATTATCAGCGAATGCAGTTTGTGCCTTTGCTACGCTTGAATGAAATGCTGCACGTCTACGTTCTGCATTCGTGCGTGGTGCTTTACCGCCATTATTAGATTTATAATCAGTCAACCATTGTGGCTCTACACCGCTTGCCGTAGCTTCTTTAATATCATTGTCCATGTTGTCAAAGTCGCTTGCGTAGTTTTCACGATACTCTTGCACTAGGTTTTTGTACAGGTTGTTGTATGCTTGCTTAACCTGTGTAGGATTAGAGAATACTTGGTCTAGTACTTCACGATCTACATCGTTTGCATCTTCAAATTCATCACGGATAATGCTTTCTTTAACTCGTTCAGCTTTCTTTTCAGTTGCATCCACTAGGTTGTTATTAAAGGCTTCCACTTCCGCTTTTGCACGTTCTAGCGTTTTCATAGACATACCGCCACGAGTAAAGTATGTACTTTCTTCTAGTGCTTTAACAGTTTCTTCCGTCAAGCCGCCGCTTAATTGTGCATACTTTCCGATTGGTACAGGAATATCTGCGTTAGCTTCAATGCTCTTAGATACTTCCTCTTGTGTTACCAAACCACTATCAATCATATTCTTAATGGCTTGTTGGCCCTCTTCGGTTTCTGCCATTTCGTTTACGTTTACATATGCAGTAGATACACCTACATTATCGCCCTGTGCTTGTACGATTTTTCCGTACAACTCAGGGTTTTCTTTTGCCATTTTGTTTGAAGATGCATCTTGTTTCAATGCTTGCATAATAGCAGTACCATTTCGATTTTGTTCTGCCATGATTGCGTGTTGTTGTTCTTCTGGTGTTAGTTTTTGAAATTCATGGAACGCTTTCATGGTGTGAATACCACTTACACCGCCACCAATTGCACCCAAACCAATAACGGCTGGCAATGCTTGTAGCATTGCACCGCCTGCACCTACTGCCATATCACCTACGGAATATGCTCCCTCTGGGTCATTAGCATTGCGGTATAAGTTATGTTGGAATTTCTCGTTAATGTCTTGCAAGCCCTCTTCAACTAATTCAGAACCGCCAGCCTTAACGGATGCTTTGGCCATTTGTGCAACAGTAGTACCAATACCCCTATTAAATGTTGCTATCGTATCACTTGTAGCGCCTTGTAATACTTTTGACATAACCGCTTTAGGCGCTACTTTACCTATGCCTTTAACCATAAAACGTGTAGATGCCATTTCAATACCTGTATCAACTGCAGCGTATGTCATAGCGTATTTATAGGCTTCATCATTAGAGTATACTTTGTTGCCATTTGCATCACGTTTATTGATGAGTTCTAGGTATTTATTACCAAATGACATTTTGTACATTTCGTATGCCATGTCAGCACCGCCACCCCATTTAGCACCAGTTGCTGCACCTGCGCCTATACCTACACCATCGGTAGTTAAACCACCAATTACCGCACCAATTGCACCGCCGATAATTGCACCTCTACCGCCTTGTTTACCCATCATATAGGCTTGTGCTGCCGTATCACCTACAATTGATTGTAATGGATTAAGTGCATCTGCTTTTCTGTATTGTTGCAAGTTGCCTTGCAAGCGTTCCATTTCATCATTAAGTTCTTTAATTCTATCTGTATCGGTAGTATGTGCCATTTCAAATCCAACATCGCCTAGTTTCATTTGGTCGTTCATGGCCCATACGCTTTGTTGGATACTATCAAAAATACCACGTGTAGCCTTTACTGATTGTAAGTTTTGAATGGCTTGAATACCCTCAGCTTGTGAGTTGTATTTAACTTTATACATTTCTGGGTATTCATCATAGATTTCTTGTACAGTTCTACCTCTATCAACTTGTGCAGCTAATGTTGCAGCAGTTCTAAATCCATCTTCATTGCTATTCATAATTACATCAGCGCCGATATTTAATTTGTTAGCGTATTCTAATGCAGCATTAGCTTTTAATTCATCATTATTATATTTGAATTGTAATGCGGATGTTCTGAATGTAGCATTATATGCAATGCTAGGGTCAATGCCTGTTGCATCTGCAATAGCTTTTAACCTATCCGCAACAAGCATTTTATTGTCATTACCTGTTGTATCAATTATGAACGGCTTATCCTTTACAGTATCAGCAATAGAAGATACCGCATCAATAGCATTGCCAATAACACTGTTAACAGGTTTTAACTCTGTTTGATGTTCGTCTAAATTGACTGTGCCGTTCGGTTGATACTTGTTAAAATGCCATTGATTAGCCATTATGCTATCTCCTTAATTATCTAAATCACCAAATGTTTGATGGAATGTACGTTCATCATAATCGTTATAATTGCCGTTTTCATCTGTACCACCATTTCTATATAATCTTACATAGTGTCCGCCATCATCACCTATTACAGGTTTGTAATCCACATATCCTGCACCATGTAAAGTTGCAAGTGATACATCGCTTTGATAGTTTTCACCACTTTCCCAGAAATGGTTCACTTGAGTTGTTTGTATTACTTTAGGGCCTGCAATTTGATTTGCATACCATATTTGATCACCAACGCTTGGCGGTTCTCCATGTTCCATCAGATACTTTTGATAAAATGCACTAAAATCTTTCCTAAATCCATCTTTAAATAAGCCTTTTTGACTGTCTTTTAATCCGTTCATTGCATCGTTCATTACAGATTGAACGGCGGATAAATCAACAGAATATGAACCTGTTCCGTTGTCTCTGTCAGTTAATTCTTTATTCAATTGGCTCATTTCTTGCATGGAAAGGCTTCCGTTTTCTGCTGCGTATTTCAAAATATCATTAGCAGGTGTGCCATTTTGTATCATCTGTACAATATTAGTTTTGTATGCTGCATTATTAGCTGCGGCTGCTTCTGCACGTTCTGCTGCTATATATCTATTTCTAACACCACCAAATGCAAGGGTTAACTCTTCATTACCTGCAGTAGCATTATCAAGATAATTAGCTAACTCAGCATTAGATGCTCCGTTTTTCTGCATTTCTAAATACTGTAGTTGAATAGCTTTCTTTTGCCTGTCCAACTCTTCTGCACGTGCCTTTTTTCGCTTCCCAACTTCAACATCATAGGCTTTTAAATACATATTGCGTTCTTCTAACAATTCCCCATCAGTTAATTGTCTACCGCTTCCACTAAACTTACCAATACCAACTATAGGGTAAATATCAGCACCAACAATGGATACACCACTACTACCAGCTTGTGCGACTTTACCATCGCCCATATATACACCTACATGTGTTACCCCTTTATAGGCTTTATCATCCGAGTTAATAGCATTAGGGTCATCACTCGTTGCCCATCTAGCTTCATTACTCGGAACGTGCCAGAATACTAAATCGCCTTTTTTAGCTTGTGAAATATCTGTTGTGAGTTTTCCCTCTTGCTCGGCTTGTAGGTATTGTCCATCAGCAGTTCTATAATTTAGCTTAACACCTGCACTTGCCAATGTATCGAGTGTGAATTTACCACAATCGGTAGCATCACCACCATCACTACCTAATACATAAGGTTTACCAATAGAACCATTCACCGCACTATCTAATGCAGCAATATTGATAGAACCGCCTTTGTTTTGATTCCTTAATCCATTTACATATGCATCAGCTGCTTTTTCTCGTCCACCCTCACCATATGTATCAACATCACCAGAAATCTTTCCATTTATAGTTTGTTGCGAATTGACTTGTTGAAACGCTGCATCAGCCTTGGCTAATATCCCCTCACTTACTCCCGCTTGCCGTAATGCTGCAATAACCTGTGGGCCGTATTTTATATCGTTTCTTGTTACTGCTTCATTTACAACGCTTTGACCGATAGTATCGTATACTTCTTGTTTTTTGCCTTTTACAAATTCTTCACCACGATCACCATACATTAATTCGATGTTCTTACCAATACCATCTAATGCAGTTTGTACTACATTAGGGTTGTTAAAACCTAGCACGGCTATTTGTTTAGATTGGTCTAGGTTGTTATTAAAAGTAACATCCTTGTACTTCTCACGTTCTGACCGCTCATGCACTTGTACCCTTGTGCTATTGGCTATTGTATCGTTATCGGCCATTCTTAGAAATCTATCTCTAATTCGATTGTTATTAGGTAGATTATCTAGTATTTCATGTCTAGCCTTGCTTTCAATTTCATTGAATGAATATCCGATATTAGCCGCACCACCTAATGAGGTATGTAATAATCCACTATCTTCATTTGTTAGTGCATCTGAAATACGTTTTTTATAATCTGTTTCAGCATTCATGTAGGCTATATTTAAATCTTCATCAAGTTTCTTTTGGTATTGTTCATTAATATTAGCAATTCCATTGGCGATGCTACGCAACCCGCTTTGGTCTGCACCATATGCAATTTCGTTTGCGTAATTGTGTATTTGTCCATTAATGGTATTTAGTTGTTCTTGGCTTTCATAATTAACAAGTTTCATATCAGCCTACCTATATCTAACCTTACGTACAGTAATAACAGATGATGGCCCTGTGCCGTTTTCCATTCGCATTGTGTCCGCTTGTCGCATTCCACTAAATGCATCAAATGTTGTATCACCGCCATATACAGTTTTGTACTTTTTAGCACTTGCACTACTGCCTGCGTATTGTTGTTTCAGTCCGTACATGCTAGATGCACCACTCAAGATAGTACCAAGCATTTGCAATCGCCCTTGCGTTTTCGCATTAGATGCAGCTGTTCTTGCACTACTAGCTTCATTGCGGTAATTAACCCCATTAAGATATTCATTGTAGATACTGTTATTCTTGTTAGTTTCCCAATTGTTAATATCCTTGTTGTATTCATCGTAGCTACTAGCCATTAATTGTAATGGTGTACCACTCATGGATAATCCTGTAGCGCCTGCTTCTGCCGTATTCTGACCTGCAATTAACCGCATTTTATTGTCCATCTTATCTCGCTCTTGTAGTGCTTGATTGGCAATATCCTGTTGTTTCCTATCAGATATACGTGCATTAGCTTCCGCTGCCTGTGCCTGTGCGTTATACATTGCAGTTTGCGCTTTGGTTTGTTGGTGTTGACCCCATAATGTAGTAACCAATTGACCTGCCATCAATGCAATAGGATTACACATTCGCATCCCCCTTTCTCAATGTAAATAGTTCCATTCCGTTATGTGTAATATCAGAATGAATAACCGCCCCTAGTGATGTAAGCCATCGCTTCGAGCGGTTATTTTTCTTATGTATGAAATTGAATAAACATTCATGAGTGGATAACCACTCTTTTATGATTGCGTTACTTCGCTTTAGAAATTCTTTTTGCAATTTCAAATTCGTATCCAGTATCTTATTCCCCAAGAAATAAATACAGTACATTCCGTTGATTGGCTTTTTTGAAATACCATATACGGCTATTGGTACATCATTCTCAATTACAATGTGGTTTTCGTAATCATCACTGCATATATCCCTCACAAAATCATTTTTTCCATAATTCGGAAAATTTCGGTTCGCTATATTGACCTCTAAGGTGTCTATGGCTCGTAAGTTGATATATAAGTCATGAATTAATGAAGTGTGCCTTACAGGGCAAATATCAAAGTCCTGTAACATTTGGAAAACCACCACCTATTTCTATTTCTCTTGTTACGCTTAAAAGGTTAAATGGATAAGGTTTTTCGTGCAAAATGCATACAGATGCATCGGTTGAGTACACTCCATCGAATTTTGGCAATATACATACCTTATCGCCGCTATATAACTTGAGTGGCGGTAATGAAATATCATCCATATGGTTGAAGTTTCTTCCGATTTTGCCCCCGAACGAATTTAAGATGTTCATCGATAACCTACTCATCGTTAATTGTCGGCCTTGTAACGTACCATCTTGTATTTGCATTTCGATGCTCGGAATACGTAATCGTGTAGTGTAGTTAATACCAACAGCTACGCTTTGTGCTTTACCATCGATATTAATAATTGCAGTAGATGGTACTTCCTTAATCGGCCGTTCCCTACCATTAACAACAATTTGCACATCCTCACCAATCAGATGAGGTACTGTGATAGTACTGATATTCTCTGTGCTAGTTTGTCGAATACAACAATCCATGTACACGTTGTTATTATCAGCGTTATACATTGGCTCAAATCGTTCTATGCACATCACTGTACCGCTTTTAAAATCACGCTCAACGATTACATACAAACTGTCTTGTTCGCCCTCTGCCACGCTTTCAGCATATTTGTATTTGCCTTTTGTTGTGAAGTGCGACCATGCATACACCTTTTGCTCAGGAATGTAAGTTAGACAATCGATATTGCCATCATCTGTTACGTAGTAAACGATACTATCTGGATCTTGTGCATAAGCACTTGTAATGAAGTTACGATACTTTGTCAGATGCTTAACGAATAGAGTTAGGTCTGCCCCTGTGTAGTTATCGCTTTCATATGAATATCCTAAATCACGCACTACACACCCTCTAGCTTGCACGTACACGCATCTATTCCCTATGTATTGTGGCTCACATTCAGATGCACCACGTTGGGTTTGTGTACGTAGATTGCAGTTAGTCGGTGTGATTGTTTTTGAACCATCAATTATCCATTCGTTACCACTGGTTAAAATCAATAAGTCATTAGCAGGTATCAAATGTCTAATGTCATACATTTTGCGGTTAATAACAGGTAATGTGATTGCACTATCATCTGTAATCGTACCGCCTACTTTTTCTACACCGAAATTTGAATAATCGCCTGTGCGACTAAACCATATGTAGTTAGGATATTGATTACTAGATGCTAGGATAAATCTATCTTGGTAAAACGTACATACACGAGGATAACCAAGGCCTTTTCCCCATTGTCCAAATCTGAATTTAGAGGTGGCTTCGTTATCTACAACGCTATTCAATACATTGACTTTAACATGCTTGCTATCAATAAATTCTTTAATCTCAACTACTCCATAATTGGAATGTGGCAAGAATGATAGGTCTACATTAACGCTACCGCCTTTTAAATCAGATACAACTTTCAATTTAGCACTAGGTGTAACCTTGCCTGTATCGGTTACGTTGTAGTCATTGTTAGATGTATATACCCTGTAATCTTTCCATGTAGTGCCGTTGTCATTGCTGATTTGGATTTTAACAGTGCCATTCCAAGTGCCATGTGATGTGAATTTCCACGATAAATCCTCATCACTACTGAATTGTTCTACATCATAATTGATGTTGTTGTATTTATTTTCAGCCATAAGAATACGTTCATCATTACCATCATAACTGCCTTTTATCACTTTTCCTATTTCACTTGTTATAATCGCTTTTACATAATGTTCAATCTGCATTACAGAATGAACCATATCAGCGTTGAATATATCTTTTGTGGCGGTTAATGTATCGCCATTTAAGATTACAGTACTTTCTTTGTCAATGTTAACTTCGCCGTATGGTTGCTCAGATAGTTTGTATGTGTCAAATCGCCAGTCTGTATCAGAATACCTAGATAGCGTTTTAACTGGATACTTACCACTACAAATGAACATTACATCACCACTTTGGATGCAGTTCAATTTATCGACCACATCGCTTTCAAATGGTGTTTCTAGTTCGATACCTGTATAAATACCATTCCGCCACACTCGGATATACTGCTCACCGATTTCAAGCAGAAACGATTTATTCTTTTCGGCCGTAAACTCAAACAGTCTTGTAGACTTATCCTTGTTTTTAACTTGCCCTATATATTCTGAGCCTTGCCGTCTAGCTACTGCGCCATAAGGTCTAATGACTGCATTTTCTGCTAATAGCAACGCACTTTTAAACTGATCTAAATCAAACCGCCTAGATACATCAGGCGAAATCTCACCAGTTGTAAATGCAAGTTGTGATATATACATTGGTTTCATGATTACCAACTCCTTGCTTTTACGTAATTAGAAATATATGGCATATCTTGCCTACGTTCTTTAGCACTCAATGATTTAGCTTCTTGCGTTGCTGCTTGATAGAGTTTATAGCATTGGTCGAATAAACCACTGTTGCCAGTTAATGGCATGGCTAATTCTGCCCCCATTTTAGACTTCAAGGCCTGTACGAATACAGGACTAAATACATCTATATCTTGCACATCGTACACGTAATCAATATACGCAAGCGGTACATCACTCACTATGTACTTTGTGTTATCGTCAAAGGTAAATACATCATATTCTTTTTGTCTATCCGTTCTAAATCGTTCACCTTTAGGAATTACCCCAAGGATACGGATGCACTTTTCTGGATACGCATATACATATTCATAGCCAGCTAACTTATGTTCAGATAACACGCACTCTTCACGCTTACGTGCGAAATTCCATTCGTATTGAGATAGTAGCATCTGGCGTGTAGCATCGTAGTGCAATCTGCATTGTCTAGCCGTTTCTGTTTCTTCGTCAAGGCCGTATATCCTACCGCCATTGATTAATGACAAAGCCATGTTGCAAATATCAGTAGGTGTCATATTGCCCCCTTTTTATAGTGAAAAAGAGGGATGCATAAGCACCCCTCATTCTGTTATTCTGCAGTTTCTTCCGATTTATTGCCTTTAGATTTAGTCTTTGGCTTTTCTTCGCCATCTTCGGTTTCTTCTGCGCCTACAGCTTCAAACAAATCATTGAAGTAATCTTTATCGTATTCAGCTACTTCTTCTTTTGTAAGTTCTACTGTTTGTCCTTCTTCAATTAAACCCTTTGTATTGTGATACAAAGTTACTTTTGCAATGTATTCCATGTTACCCCCTATTTGCTAGTGATACCACTAGTTAAGAATACAGAAATTGTGCCAGCCGTTGCATTGTTGACATTAGCACGTGTATAACGTTTAACACCATTTGCCAAGCGTACTTTATATTCGTACCCAGCTGGTGCATTGGCTGGTAATGTAATACCATGCAACAATACAGGGTTAGCAATGTTTTCTGTATCAGATGTATATACGTTGATTAATGCAGTACCTGTTAATGCTTTGTCTACACGAACCACTAACCACAAGTTAGGGTCAGCATCACCGCTAGTAACCATAACATCGGAGCTGACATTGCCAGATAATTCACGTTTCCAATGGAATGTATTTAAAGTATCGATAATCATGTATTTTCTCCTCTCTACTATGCAGTAACACGTGCTTCGGTGGAAAGCAATGCATCAATTTTACGAACAGGAATACCATTTGCACGAGTAACCATTTTACCCATTTCCATATCTTCTGTGATAGTAGAACCATGCACTTTGTTCTTTTGCAAGCGTAAGAATGTACGCAATTCTTGGTTCATATACCATACTGGTCTACATCCTGTGAGAGATTGCATTTTTTCTTCTGCACGGATCATCAAGTTAATCAAGTTAGGGCCTGCGGAAATATCTTCTTTGATAGATTTCATATCGATATTAGCGATACGTACTACATATCTCCAATCACGCACGGATAAACCGATATTTTGTTTAAAATGGGTTCGATAACCTTGGAACATAGAACCATCAGCTTTAGTTACTGTTACTTCGCCCAAATCTTCTTGTTCTAAACCGCCTTGACTGCCACGTGGGTAAATACCATGTACAGTAAGAGGACCCCAACCTACGAGCCACATAGAGGCAAGGTTAGCAGTACCGCCTGCATCAATAATGTTTTTAGCACAATCAGCTTTTTTAATATCCAATGTATTGAAACGTGCGGATAAGCCAATGAATTTTTCTGGTGTAGTTTCATCACCATAGAAAAGTGTGCGTGCGATTTCTTGGCCCATACTTTCAACAAATGCACTATCTTCTGTTGCACGGAACGCTACAGGGTCATTGGAAAGTTTAACCAAGTCTTTATCCACTTCGGAATATGCTTCCAACATACCACAAGTATCTGTGATTTGTTTTGTAGTGGATTTAGATGGTTGTACACCGCCATACAACATGCGCCATGTTGTGGATGGTAAGCCAGTACGTACAGTCGTTTTGTTAGATGTACCATCGTTACATTCAATCATTGTCATGTCTTGAATAATTTCGTTTGTTTGGTTCAATTGCTCAATGATTTGTGCAATTTTACCATTTGGATCCATACGAGTTTGTAAATCCAATAATGTAGGATTGTTAGTTCCAATTGTAGCCATTAATTAATCTCCTTTAGTCTTTAAACATGGACGGATACATATTCCGTCTAATAGCTTCGTCAGATTGATTATTTGCAGGTCTGTTGTTCCCTGCGTTACTATCTTCACTTGCCATACCAGCGATATGTGCGAATAGTTGAATTACTTCTACACGATTACCCAAGCCATTTTCAGCTAGGATTTCACGGATATTAGGAATTGTCTTTTCTACCGCTTCAACACCTGCGGCCGCTTGGCTAACAGTAGTATCGAATTTATTCCCTAATACCTTTTTAGCGTTTTCTGCATACCCATCGTATTGTGCTTTTAGTGCCTCTTGCTTTTGGTTTTCATAGGCCGTTACAAGATTGGTAGCATATTGATTACCAAACTTAGCCATCTGTAATGCTTGCTCTTGCGTAGCGCCTACACCATTAAGCATTTTTGAAAACTCATCTGCGATGGTTTGGTCAACTTCACCACCCTCAAATGCAGTTGAGAAATCATATACAGTAGGTTCTGCAGGTTGGTCGGTGTTAGTATCACCGCCACCGCCTAAAATCGTACTTTCTTGGTCTTGTGTGTTCGTGTCCTGTGGTGTTCCACCATTTGCACTATCCGTGTTATTGTTTGTGCCTTGTTCTAAATTTTCATCCATGGTTATTCACCTTTCTCTAATTCACTTTGTTCTAAACTCTTGAAATACTTTTGCATTTGAATATTTTCTATTTGTGCTAGGTGGTATTTCTTAACACCCTCTACACCATCGCCAATCTTCCCTAAATCGTTTTGTAACAAAATAGCAACAGCCCTCATTCCCTCGTTGAAGAATGTTGTACTGTTGCCTGTGAATGATTGGCTATTCAGTTTTGCTCGGTCAAGAATGCGATAAAAAAACCACCTACCAAGTTCATCACTCAGTACGTGGTTCAGCGCTTCAATATCACGCTCTCGCATATAATCTCTTTTTTGTTTCATCTAGTACCCCATTCCCATTAACTGTTGCATTACAGGGTTTCCATCATTTGCTGCATCGGTTGCTTGTTTAGCCGCACTAGCCATTTGAGGTGCTAATTGTGCCGCTTGTATCATTTGTGCTTGTTCCTCTTGTTCTTGTTGTGCCTGTTGTTGTTCTTCCATCTTAGCTTGATAATCGTCATTCGATACAATTACTTTTGCAGGTACACCGAGGTTAACACCATAATAATCTGCTGCTTCTTCAAAATTGAATTTTTGTAGGATATTAGGATTGCCCTGTGCTAATGACATTAAGAATGCGAAATACTGCTCTATAGAAGTTAAAGATGATACTTTCTGTGCCTGTGCCAATGGTGAAATGTACTCTATCTTCACATCTTGGCCGTTTAACTCTTCCGCTAATGCTTCATCGATTGGCGGGAATACACCTGCACGATCTAATATCGCATAGGTACGTTCGATAATCGGATTAAGAAATTCAGATAGTAGCCGTTCCACTACAGGCCCTAATTGTTGTAACTTCTCTTGCGTGCGTTCCATGACTTCCCTTGCCGTCATTTGTCCATTGTCCATGTTATCGAGCATAAGGAATAAGTCAGCACTATATGCACGCTTAATACTGTCTTTAACTTCAATGATTTGTTGCATTATCCAATCGAGATTGATACCTACGTTAAAGATAGGTTCAACTTTACCACCTGTATCTACTTCTGTAATACCACCAGGGAATAGTGATACACTACCGATTACATCAGATGTAACGGCCATTGGTGGTTTTACACCTAACTCAATAGCGGTTAGTCTATCTAGTTCCAACTTCTGCAACATCATCGCATCAGATTGTGCAAACCATGCACTACCTTTACCATAACCATTTAGATCATGTGTGGTGTGCCGTGCAATAGGAATAGGCCATTCTTCATAGCCACTATGTCGCAAGATTTCATCGTCTCTACTCCCCTCAACCCAGTAAATAGAGGAGTAAGGCATATTCTTATTACCTAGTTTTCCGTTGCGGTCTTTGTTTTCACACACTAGCCAACAAACAGTATATGTAGATGCATTACCCTTGCCGTCATCGTATGCATTTTTAATCTTTTCGGTACAGTTATCATAACCAAACTCTTCAACTAATTGGTCGCAAGTCATGTTATACTTTCGCCCAAACGTGTTAACCTCACCATTAGCATTACATTCTAATGCGTAAGTACCGATTGGATACGATGTAAAACGCACACCAACTTTACCATCAGGCATGATTGACATCGGTGCTTGTCCGAATGGTAGTTCCATATAGACTTGGTGAACAACATTGTAGAAATTGGATTTTGCAAATACTGCATACAATATTTCTTCACGTTCATCTAATACTTTTGCTACATCGCTATTCGCCGCCATGTCGGTATTTTCCATGGTTAGCTTAAACCATTTACGGCTAGGCGGTGTCATTCCACTCATTACACCACTTGCAAATATTTGGCAACTTTCCCAAGCAATACCAGTAAGGATTTTATCGGTATATAGTTTCGATTGGTCTTGCTCACCATCAAACACACCAAGGAATGGTAACTGATAGTCTCTAATCATCTTCCATTTCTCAACGTACTTTTGACGATTAGTGAACATCTGATTGAATTTAGCTTTTATTTTTTTATAGTCTTTTGGTTTAGCTACAGGCTTTTCTGTCGGTTGCCTTGCTAGGCTTGATAAGATAGTACTCATATTAACCGCCTAATGTTGTTTTGCCTGTTGCTTGATTTAACGCACTAGCCAAGATGGTACTATCATAACCTGTTTTCTTGCGCTTTTTATCGGTGAACCATTGTTCATCTTTCTTTTGCGTCATGTCATCAGTCTGTGCGACTGGTGCAGGTGCTGGTGTAGTAACACTTGGTGTTTTAGCTTTCATACACATTCACATTCCCCCTTTACCCAAATGGTTTGTACTCTGTATTCGCTACTCTTCTGTGATTGCCATTTACTTTTTTAGTGACCCTAAATGCAAAGGTCAAGGCTAATGCATCGCCTTTATTTGGTGATGGTAGCCCTCGTTCTTTCATATCCTTTTTGCTTTCAAGTTGAATACGGCCGTTCTTATCAATGATCGCTTCTGGCCCTACGAGGTCATCATACAATCCTTGCTCATTAGGAATTGAACCGCCCTCTTTTAGCCATTCTTTCATTTCGCCCCACATGTACGCTCTCATGTTGAGATACATATCATTAGGTGCTTTACCGCCAAAGGCAACTAACCGCCATCGTCTACCCATTGATTTGCCAATACTATAAATCCCAGTGCCGTACCCTTGGTCAATGAATACCGCATCAGCTTTGTATTCATCTTCAAATTGTGCTATGAGGTTAGCCATACGCATATCATCGTCATTCTTTTCAATCGTTGCCAAACACTTCATGGAATAGCCATTACGCATCACGATTTCTAATGTATCGCCACCAGTCCATGCAGGGTCTACACCGATAATTACAGGTAGGTTATTAAACTCACCAACTCTGTACATTCTCTTTTGTGCTTCATCAACGATTGATGCGGATATAAATTGTGTGTCCGATGCACTAGGGAATATCCCTCTTACACGCACTTTTACAAAGTCGCTATCTTCACCATGAATATCAACCCATTCTTGCAACTTCGCTTTGTTTGAAATTTTAACAGTACGGCTATCTATCTGATAGGTAGTCCAATATGCACGATGCTTTCTGAAACATTCTCTAAACCTACCACTGTTACGTGTAGGGTTTCCAAACACGCACCATATAATCTCGGTTTCCTTATCTGTTAATGCACCCTCTGTTACTTCCCAAATCTTATCGGAAATAGCGGATGCTTCATCAAATATGATAAGTATTCTGTTCCCTTGATTGTGCAAGCCTGCAAATGCTTCTGGATTACTTTCACTCCATGGAATAGCATCAATCCGCCATGTTTTCTCATACTGTTTATCAGCACTAAACAATGCGGTTGCCGTGTATGTAAATAATTCCTTGCCTATGAATAAGTTGTACCATTTGTTAAGTTCCGCCCAAGTCTTAGACTTTAACTGTGTATCAGTATTAGCAGTAACTACCCCTCTTGTATTCTCATGTGTAGCAATAGCAAATAGAATTAAAATCGATGAAAACGCTGACTTGCCAATACCATGACCTGATGCAACTGCAATTTGAATTGCTTTCGCCAACGATTTGCCCTTGCGTAGTTCTTTGCCTATTTTCTTGAAAGTCTTTACTTGCCATTCATCAGGGCCGTCAAAGTTTTCAAGCGGTGTTCCTTTTTCGCCCCAAGGAAAAGAAAAGTATGCAAAGCCTAATGGATCATGCGTAAACGAACCCAACGCATCAATCAGTTGTGCCTTGTTGTACTTCATCTGATTTCACCCTTGCTTGCTTCATGCGGTCGGATATATCAAGCTCTATTTCTGCATCAAGTTTTACCTTTTCGGTAAATAGCATGTGCCGTTTACCTAATAACTCGGCTGCTTTAGTTCTATCCGCAATCGATGCATCCAAGCCAAACGCATCTTTTTCTTCGCCATTCATTACCTTAGTTAGGTACTCCAATACTTCATCAGCCGTTGCGATTGTGTTTTTACTACGCTTTTCCATTACATCATCTATGTATTTACGTACCTTTACTTTTCTTAATAGCTGACTTCCCTTACTCGATGCACTTTTTTCTGCATATCCAGCCTTAATTGCACTCTGTGTCGCATTGGTAGTCTTGATATACTCATCTGCAAATATACGTTCTTTTTCTGTTAAGGTGTTAGCATCTGCCATATATCAATCACCACCTTTATATGTCTTAACTAAAAATAGCAGTACTTCATGTTGCTTAGTACTGCTATACTCACTTTCTTTCTTATATAGTTGTCCTTGCTTGAACGTTTTCCCTTTCTTGTACTTATGAGGGAATGTCAATTTGTATTCTTCCTCTGTGTACATTCGATTAACGATATATACTTTACAAGGCTTATCGTATTTACTCCATGATTGCCTTACATCAACCACATATCGCCTGCCGTTCATTTGTAATGCTTTAAGCAGTTTCTTTATCGTTGGTTGATAATTCACATTAAGCACCACACAATACCGACTATAATCAATACACCGCACACAATAGCTAGGCAATCAATAATGCTTAATACGTTATCTTCACGATGTTCAAACGCATATTTTGCTTTTGCCTGTAAGTCTTTATTATCTAAATCTTGTGCAGCTTTTTTGAATAACGCTCTGTCTTTAATGAATTGTTTAATCGCTTTAATCATTTTAGTACTTCACCACCTTTCCGTTTTAGCTTCCCATTAGATCTAATACACAAACCGCATGTACTTTTTCTTGCGTTCCCCTGTGTAATGTATGTTTGGCATAATCCGTCATACTCAATGACATTAGCCGTGCATTTTCCTTTCTTGTTGTTTAAGCATTTGCTTTTACAACACATAATATCAGTCATCATTTCTCCCCTTTTGATAACTTTATGCAAAAAATGAGATATATCGCCGTGGATATACCTCATTATGTGATAGTTTTATTCATTTTTATTGCATACTCAAAACCAAAGTTATATAGTTGGCTATTCGCCAACACGAGCATATGAATTGTAATCATGGTTAGCTCACTCTGTCTAACTCTCGCACAATACTCGGTTCCCAATGGAACATATAGCTTTAGTTTTCAATATGCAATTGCACTCTCTAAACTAATACCGCTAGTTGTTTGTAGTATGTAACATTTTTTCGCTTAAGGTTTTATCTCATGAAACGTATAGTTGGTTGTTATTGCAATATTGGAAAGGATTATATGTGCGGTATTAGTTTACAAAATGCAATATAAGAGGTGCGGTGCAGTTAGAAAATAATATAGATTGTAATGACTTAGAAACAATACTCGTTGATTTTCAAATACAAAATATAAAACCGCACCTCAATTGCTATTTAATTTTTAGAATTGCTCATTGGCAACTCTTACACCCTATATTCTACTATATGTTTTTAGGTGTTTATACTGACATTTACTGACATTTCATGACATTTACTGACATTTCAACCTTCCTATTTCAATCAATGCTTTTTCTTTGTACCTCATAGCCTGTCTTTCATTGAATTGGTTCTCAAAAACTGAATGTGCTTGTTTGGCTGACATTCCAAGCAGGTATTCATAACGTAACATTGTGCCGCCTATTTCTTCACTTAGACTATTGATCGTGTTGATTACATCGCACTTGTACTCACTCAATTCATCAATCCGTCTGCGTTGTTCTTTTTCCGTATCAATAAACCTTGCTACGCTATTTTCTAACCCACATGGAACACCGCCACCGCTCACTCTATCTTTTGAGTAATCGATAGCGCTAATTGATGTAATATTGCATCGTAGTTGCTCTATTTCTTTTGCAATTGACTTTATTTGTTCATCAACTGTCTTTACAGGCTCAAGGTATTTTCTAGCACTACTGATTAATCTCTTTTCGCTCTTTGTCGGTTCATTCAAATATTACTCACCACCCAACATAACACCAGCACCAAAGATAATTAACACAATACCAATTATCGCCTGTATGTATAACATTCGCACACATCCATCTTCAAACGTATCAAAGGCATCGCTTAAAATTGCTGCTAAAAAAGGCGATACACCTAATATCATTCCAATTGTAATTAAATTTTCAGCCATATGTTTATACCTCTGCTAGTTTTGCGTATATCCACGGAGTAACACAATATTCCACATTACTAACACTCCACGATGTAGCGCCATTATCAAAAGCATAGACTGTATTGTTTTGTACTTTAGCAAAATATTTTTTAACCCAATTACATCCATCAAAACTAACTAATATAGGTGTATCAACCGCCACTTTCGACCAATCAACAATACCTAATTCTTCTGCAATGTTCATTATCTCACCACATTCTAAACTAGGTAACACGCTTTTCAACTCAATATGTTTATATATTTCACAAAGACCGATACTCCTAAAGAAACCATTAACTATAGTTGGTTCTCTTTGAGTTATATAAACATAGTCATCTAAACTACCAACTATATACAACCACCCATCATCATATAACTTTTGTAGCACCCACTCTCTACCTTGTTTATCTGTGATCATACTCTACCCATTCTCCTTTATCTTCATTCCATTTGTACCACTTCACGTTTTTTATAAACATTCCGTTGTCTTGTAAATCATCTTGCATTTCACCGATGCAAAATTCATCATCTTCACTTTCACAAGCCAGTTGCTTTAGAAGTTCAAACGCACTTTCCCATGTGTCATGCGGTGCTATGTAATAATCAGAATGTTCTGTATATCCGCTATAGATACTCATGCAAATCTCCCATTCTTCGTTATTTCATAATCGCTTTTTAATTTATGGTTATCATCATCTAAACCACGTATATTTTCAATTTCCGCTCTAATTTCAAGTATGTTTAAATACTCTCCCATAGTAGCCTTTTGCCTACGTAACAAATCTATAGAACACGTTGGTTTAAAATCTAAAGTTCCAGCATCATATTTAACAATCATTCTGTGTAATTTGTTGTAACGCTCTTTTAATTCCTTATACTCTCCTCTAAATCTAGCTTGCCATTCAGGTTCACTAACACTTAATTCATTTTTATTTTCTTCGTTCATTTTGTTCACCTCTTGTGATAAGGCGGATATTTCACCGCCTATATCTTATCCAACCAATACTTTAATCAAAATCACAAATCCAAATATCAAAGCTACTAGCGATACACCCATGATCGCATTAAAGAATAACTCTTGCGCAAATCGGATTGCCTTTCTATTATTTTCTGCATCCCTATTAGCCATTGCTTTAAAGTCTTTTGCTTTCGTTTGTAGCTTATCTACATCACCTGCATATTTTCCTATTGGTGTACACATTATTTACCAGCCTTTAATTCTTCAACTTCCGCTACTAATTGATTTACCAACTCTTCAAGTTGTTTAATTTTGCCTTTGTGGTTAGTTTCATATTCAGAACCCTTACCAAGTCTAAAGGATACACCTGCATTAATCATTTTGTTGGCTAATGTAGCACCTAAGCTAAACATAACGTGTTCCGTTGGTGCATAGAACATACCAAGGGCTACATCATTTGCGTTTTTGTAGTGGCCGTAGCCTACTGCAAATGTTAATTTATCATCAGAATTGTAACCGAGGTAGTGTAACGCACTTAGTGCAGCATTAGATGCACCAGCTTTCGCTACTTCATGCATCACGTTAGAGATTTGACCTACTGTATTACGTTCTAAATCTGTAATACGTGTTTCATGGTTATTAATTCTATCCGTATTGTTTAAAATGGCTTGGCTATTTTGCCCTACACGCTCGTTTGTAGCGTTTAGAGTGTTATTAATCGTTGTAAATCCGTTATCCACCTTAGAGGTCAAATTAGAGATATTCGTAGTATTTCGTGTTACTCGTTTATCTAAACAATTTACATCCTTTTGTAGTTTCGCAATGTGTGTACCATTGGCGTTAATCTCGTCATATGCTGCGAATAACTGGCTACCATTTACTGCATCTAAACTACTTGGGTCTACACGACCTGCACTTACATTGTGCAGTTGTCGGTTGTAGTTACTAATTCCGCTATATGTATCGCTTTTCTTACTGCCAAAGGATACTACGCTATTAGGACTTTCACCTGCGAACACGTGAGTTACACCATTTAATACAACTTGTCGAACACCTACAGGGTTATCCGTTTGACTGTTTGTGCCAATCGCAACGCTATTTTGAATAGGTGCTGATGCATTGTTGCCAATGACAACCGCATCAATACCACGCACTACACTGTGCGTGCCTACCACGATTGCACCTTGGTTATCCACTGTATTATTAGCACCTAATACAGTTTGTTCTTTATTGTTTCCTACGTAATTGTTGTACCCAATTACGCTTGCTTGATCAGCTTCAATTGTTCCATTGCCACTGCCAATTACAACGCTATCATTTCCTGTTACTTTATTATCACGGCCAATTGCAATTGTATTTGTGCCTGTAACTACTGTATTTGCACCTACGGCTACAGAATTGTAACCGCTTACTACTGGTGCTTGTGTGTTAGGCTCTACTGGCCCTGTTACAACGCCACTTGCTAATACATTACCGCCAATTGTATACATAATCATTGTTGCTAATACTAATTTATTCATGTTTATTTTCTCCTTTTACTGTCTATCTACTGTCTTTTCTGTCTATTTACTGTCTATTTACTGTCTTTTTATTTGCCAGTACTACCATATCCACCAGCACCTCGTTCTGTTTCGCTTAGTGTTTGTGCTTCTTCTACATCTACGTTCAAATAAGGTGTGATAATCAATTGTGCTATACGATCACCTCTTGAAATTTCATAATCTTTACAAGATATATTTTCAAACTCAATGCTTAGTTCCCCTCTATAATCTGCATCAATATAACCTTGACTATTAGGTACTCTCAATGGTGTTTTACAAAGGCTACTTCTAGGCGCAAGAACCCCAACATATCCTTTAGGTATCTCAACCGCTATCCCTAATGGAATCCGCTTCTGACTATCTGCATGTACTGTTACATTAAACGGACAATATACGTCTAATCCTGCACTATCAATTGTTCCTCTAGTTGGTAATTGTGCGTATTCATTTAATAGTTTCACTAACATTATTCCATTCTCCCCAATTCTTAGCTCTAACAACTCGATTGCTCGATATATTCAACTCAGCCATAATTTGCCTATTTGTTAAACCTTTCTTGCATAATGCAATTACTTTATCAGTCAATGCAAATTCATCTTGTATGCTTCTTTTGGTAGGCAATCCTCTGCCTTTGTCAGTAACAATATGTATAGCTTCGCTTATATCCAGTTCACCCCACACCACCTATGCTAACGCTAGCCAGTTCTTGCAATTGTGTGGGATACCATATGTTGATGTGTTAACTGCCATTACTCAATCCACTTTCTTTATACATTTCAAACCAATCATCCGCCCTCATGGTGATTAACCATTTAGCATTATTTTTCCTGTGTGCCACGATTGGCATCACATTCTTATGTTCGCTATCATGAATTGCTTGTGCCATTGCTTTGTCTACGTTTAATGCTTGTACACGCTTAACTTCGATATGAATATTAGGTAGTCCAACACAATCGCTGGCATCACCTGTATTTCCACAATACTGTTGCGTTCGTCTTACATCAAATCCATGTTCCTTGCATAGACTAGCAAATTCACGTTCACCTCTTGCTCCTTTTTGCTTACTATTTATTGGCATTATCTATTCACCCACTTCATACACCCAATTCGCATATAATATTCTTTTTCTTGTTCATTTAACTTAACAGAACCCTTTATTCGTTTAGCCTTTTTTACAAAGCCACCAAACTCATAAATATTGCCTCTAAAATCAAATGTATCTATTTCATCAATTAAGATTAGACCAGCATCACCAAGTAATTCATCAATCGTTTCATAATGATCATCATACAAATCTCTTGGTATTGCGTAATACAGATACATCACATTGTGATTATCGTGATAACGTGCTTTCTTGAAATCATTTCTGAAATCATTTATATCCGTTTTGATTTCAACTTCTGTTAAGTGCAAAGTGTTTAGATTGAAGTATACAAAGTCAGCCTCATAAGGCGGCTTTCCGCTATCCCTCATCATTACATTAGGTATGCATATATTTTTAAGAAACAAATGTTGCCCTAACGCATATTGAATATCTTGCTCTGTCAAACACTCACCCCTCTACATATTGTTCACATCGTTTTAAAATATCTTTTACCAGTTCCAACGGAATATGCGATCTCATATTGTATCGATTTATTCCTTTTATGTTTAACTTGCCGAATTTGATTTGGTTTTTTATATCATCTTTAAGCAGTTTCAAATTAATATTGCTACCAAACTTTGTAGGCTTTTTAACTGGGTAATCATAGTTGTTGTAATAGGTTAGGTTTTCATATGGAATGTTAAACCCTATCACATCGGCTATGTATTCCCATATCCGCCCATATGCTGGGTTTTCAATTACAAATACTTTAGGTTGGTAACGCTCAATGATTTTTAACGTATTGTAGATACACATTTCACCATTGATACGTGTTAGGAATGACTTATCATATTTGAATTGATAATTTTCATAATCAATGTGATTTCTGATTGTGAATTTACTTCCTTGTTCATATTCACCAAATAGGTTGATAGTCATATCCTTTTCTTGTTTCCAACACGCATTGCCACCTTTCATTGCACTTGCTACGCTCCAGCTTTCACATGGTGGACTAGCTAGAATAACATCAGGTCTATCTAGTCCATCTAGTGTTTCCCATAGTGCATTTGGTTTATGTAGCATATTAACTGCAAGGTCTTGGTTGATACACGCATCACCAATTCCTATTGATGTGATTGTGTGTTGCCCCCCCCCACATATTCACGTTATATTCATCTACCGCTTGACGATAACAGCCATTGCCATCATCAAATAACCCCCAAATGTGCATCTTATTTCACACTCACCTCTAATCATTCACAGTACAAGCATAAGTAGATTTTCCTATTCTACGTCTTATGCGTTGTACGTTATTTCTAACATATTCTGATACCTCTGTATTTCCCTGTAGGTATCGTTTTTCTTCCTTTTTCTTTCGCTGGTACATCCGATACATAGGGCATCTAACATGACACCCTACTTCTCGATATATACACCCCTTACATGGTGCATTCAATATTAATGCTCACTCCTTTATAACTGGCTTGGCGGTATATCATACATATCACAATCACCATTTATCCTTGGCAATTTTCGTGTTTTGAATTTGGGATATTGTTTGTAGTATGCTTTTATCCTACAAAATGCAGCCTCATAACTATCTTTGTTTTCTCCATACACAACATTTATAAAGTCTACATATTTTGCCTCTTGGAACAACCAAAACAATAATTGTAATGACTTCATCAGTTGCACATATCGTGGATGTTTCTTTTTACTAATTATCCAGTTATTAACACAATCTTTATGTTTATAAGCCATTTAATCACCTAAAACGGAACATTTTCATCCGTATCATTGTTTTCAAAACTATCAAAGTTGCTTGATGCTGTTTCATCATTTGTTAATGATGTACCTACAAAGTTAGCTACCACTTCTGTTACATATCGCTTTTGCCCATCTTGTGTTTCGTATGAACGTGTTTGAAGTCTACCCTCTACAAACACCCTATTGCCTTTACGCAAATTACCAATGCTTTCGCCTAGCTTTCCCCATGCTACACAATTAATGAAAGCGGTTTGCTCTTTTGTTTCACCATCGCTTGATGTGAAAGTATTGCTTGCTGCCACATTGAAAGTCGCTACTGCTTTTCCGCTTTGTGTATAGCGTACCTCTGGATCACGTGCTAAATTCCCTAAAATTTGTACTGTATTCATTCAATTCTCCTTTATATCTTTTGTTCGATACACATTGTGCCTTTGTACACCTTGATGATTTCCTCTAGGCTTTCAAAAGTCTTTACATCTGCATTCAAAATCATTTGCATCTGTTGAGATGCCTCTTCCTGCGTTTCCACATTTAGAGGTATCTCAATGGTGATTACCATCTTTCGTTTCTTACTTAGCATTTATCCCCCTTACCAATAACTAAGCTGGTTTAGTTCTGCATCACAATCATCTACATATACATCGTAGCTAGGGTGAATGTGGCAATCGACTGTTGCTTCATCACGCATGATTTCTAGCAAGTTTTCAATCTTGGTTCTTGCTTGTGCCTCGTTGGTTGCTAGTACTGTAAAACTAACATCGAATGATACATTCACACTGGCTTCAAACTGTTTAATTCGTTCTTTCATCTATCCCCCTATTGCTTGTTTTAATAATGCTTTGCCTTTATCAGATATTTTACTTTTGTTGATTATGTCTGTTACATCTACTGGTTTTTTTGCCATCTCTACCAAATTACCTGTAGCAGTCATTTCGATTTGCTTTTGACCGCTCATGATCATTGCTTGTTCTTTTTCTGCTTTTTCCCTAGCCTTGAGCAATATATGATTATCCTTGATTGAGTTCGCCATACGTTGGCGATGCATTTCTCGTTTTTCCTCTTGCTCGTATTGTTTAATAAATTGAGCCCTACAAGAGGCCTCGTTATATTCATCGCCCATTAGAGGGTTAAACGATGACCATATCGATTTTGCACACTTTAATGTCAAGCCGTCTAGGTATTCTAATCCATGTTCATATCCGTATGTACTAGCACATTTAATCACTCGTTCCCATGCACTTTGAGGAGTTGGAAGTTCCTCATGTGCATTCACGTATGCACTTAATGCGGAACATTCCTCTCTCAACTCTGCAATGCTAGGCAAGAATTTACATCGATTAATTACATTGGCTACTGCTTGTGTTAATGTAACAGGATTGATGTCAGCAAGCATCGTACAATACAACTTAAAACGTTCTTTTGTCATATCAGTAGACCACGCTATCTGTAACATCGATAGTGATTGAGCTATCATTTCCTTGTTGTTCATTTCTGTATTCCTCCATTACCTCTTTAACAACGTTGATTGCATCTTCTTTACTGTTCTTATTTACAGGCTTTCGATTGTAGTTGTTACGTTCCCATGTTCGTATAGTAGCTTTCCAATCTTTCATCTTTTTCCCATTAGATAGAACCCAGCCTCTTGCCTCTTGAAAGTCTATAAAGTATTCCGCATCAATATTGTTATTACGTTCAATGCAGTATGCTTTCACTTCTTCAAGTGTTGGTGGAGTAAAGTGTGTTCGTGTTGGTTGTGATTTATCACAGCCACTATATACACTATCCTTACCTATACTATCCTTACCTATACTATCCTTACCTATACTGTGGTATCCATTGGTTGCCAGTTGGTTGCCAGTTGGTTGCCAAGCGGTTGCCAATTCATATTCTTTTCTATCATTGATGATTAACTGCTTACGTTCATTTTCTAGTTGCGGATTAGGATTATACCTGTCTTTTCGCAAGCTATTATGTATTCGCCAATGTTTGATAACAATCACACCGCTATCAAATGGAATGGTGTATCCTTTGGCTTGTAAAACTCTCATATCATCATCTTTAGCACCTATCACACGCATGATAGATTTAGGTGCATTGATAAATCCATCATCATCTGCATCTAGCAAAAGATGAAAATATAGCAGTTGACTACTCATTGGCATTTCTAGAAATTGGTCTGACTTAATAATACTTTTAGCCATCATTCTTCGTTCAGCCATAAGCTAGTCCTCATTCAATTTGCGTTCGATTTCATCTGCAAGATTAGGTTTATAAGCAGTCGCAATATTTGCCAATAAATCCAATACATGATTATCAGTGTTTACATCAGCCTCTAGTACGCTATCAACCATCGCATAGATTGTACTTAGTTCTTCAATCAATCTGTCATTAAATGTTTTTTCACCTTGATCTAATTTGTAAAGTTCAATGCGTTTCTCAACGTAAGCTCTAATCATTACTAATTCGTTCATACTCATCTGTCCTCTTTTCTATTTCCTCTAACAAGTGATTGCGTATCTCTTTTGCGAACACTCCATGTGCTTGATTGTGGCATTGCATACACAAGCAAGCTAGATTTCTCAATTCACTTAAGCCACCTTGTGAACGAAACACTATGTGGTGGCATTGTTCAGCCCTGTAGCCACATATAACGCATCGTCCATTATCACGTTCATAGGCTTGTTTTCGTGTTACTGAATATAGTTTGTTATCCCTTTTCTTTCTGTTGTTCACTATCCCACCCCTCTATGAGTGATTGAATGTATTCGCTAGGTTCTAGCTTGATACCCAGTTGATTGCACTCATCAACTAGGCAATCAATCAATCTAGCCATTTCTTTTGTGTTGTATACCGATGAGCCGTGGTAGCACATGATATTGTGATAACCCTTTAGGTTTTGGCACTCACCTATATCTTCCGCAAGCCAGCCCAATCCGTGGCCTTGCCATATTTGTATATAGCGTTCGACCGCATCTTCTCTTACTGGCACATATGAGAAATGTCCACAATCTTTTATTGCCTTTCGGTATACATCCTCTTTTGATGTGTATCCATTTTTGCTTAACTCTCTGGCTATCTTTTGACATAGAACCCAGCAATAAGCGTTAGCATTCATACTGCGTGATTTTGATTTTTTCTTAATTTCAATCACGTATTCTTTATCTTTGTCTAATTTAGCTAGGTCATTGTCATTTGGTGCAGGTATCACTACCATTACACCTAGCGGACCACGGAGTATTTCAATATTACTTGTTGTCCACTTCATAACCTTTTACCCAGTCATAAAGCATAGACATTTGGTCTCTCGTAATGTTATCGATAACACACATTCCAAACATTTTAGTTGCTTGTTGTGCTACCTGTTCTGCACTCACCCCATGTTCATTTGCCATTTTTAAAACAATTCCATATGCATTTTGTGGATCAAATTCTTTTTCTTTCCGTTCTTTTTCTGCTGCTGCATTAATTTTTGTATCTTGCAATCCTCTATATACATCAGCACCTACACCAATCATTTTTGCTGCAGTACCTAATGCATCAGTAACGGCCATCTTAAAGGCTTCATCGTTGCCGTGAAAACCATTTTTATCTTTGTAGATTAAGAAATCACCACCATATCCCGGAATTGGTTCACTCCATTCATCACCATCTTTGATATATAGATTTACCAATACATACAACATAGTTTCTTTGGTTTCTTCGACTGGTACTTGTTGAGTACTAACAATTTCAAACTTCCAGCCAATTCCGCACATACCATATGTTTCGGTTAATACTTCCCATCGCCATTGAGGTGAAATATCAAATTTCCCTTTTAGTTTCCCAAAGTCAATTGTTTTTAAAGCTGATTGCGGTACAGTTTTAACCGCTATATATCTACTATCCATCTATACCTCTTTATATTTGTAACCACGCATTTCCAAGAAATCAGTCAAATCTTTTGCGTCATATTCTGTTAAGTCATATACAGTTATTGTTAAACCTGTTTTTGCTTCTAATACTTCTGTTGTTTCGACTGTTTCATTTTCGATACTTGCCCTAGCAGCTTCTTCCATTTCGTTACGTTTTGCGAATTTTGCATTGATAAATTCTCTAGCTTGATCTAGTGGCATATCTTTTACTACAGGCCAGCACTCATTAAAAGTAATCGGTGTGGCTAATTCGTATTGTTGGTTGCAAGTATCAACAACAAACTCAATCATTCCTTTTTTCTCTGCTAGAATTTGTTTGTAATCGTCATCTGATTGTTGTCGCTTTGCGATTTCAATCATCATTCCCTCAATAGAGGTTTCAATGTCTTTCATCTTTGCAGTTTTATTCAGCCAGCGTTTATCACGTTGTAGTTGTTCAGCATATTCTGCACGAACGTTATACTTTTCAACCATCTTTTCAATAAACTTGTTGATGGTTTCTGTTTTTGCTTGTACTTCTTTTTCGTCAAAGTATTTAATTTGTTCCGCCAATGGCTTTTCTGCATCGTAAACAACTTTCAATACTTCGTTTACTTCTTCCTCAAATAACTCAATCGGTCTTTTGAGTTCTCGTTTTTTCTCTTTACAGAATTTATCAAGCGTTGTTCTATACTTAACGATTTCATTTTTAGCACTTACCATGTCCTTATAGTTTTCTTCCGTTACTACAAGCCCTTTATACTTTTCTAATTGTGCTTCAAAATATGTTTTGATTTCGTCTTTGTTCCATTTGAATACTTGTTCGTTTTGACTAACAATCGGTGTTAAATTAATTTCCATTTATTTCTCCTTGTGTTAAAATACAAGTAGAGACATAATATATACTCTCTACTAGCACGCTTGCTTTCCTACGGCTTCAGCGTGCTTTTTTTATTTCTCTTACCCAAAAATTGGATAAGATTAACAGCGTTACCCCTAACGCAATTTGCAAAAACCCTGTATATCCATCTATTTTTTCTAGTTCAACAGAACCCATTGAACCAGATATAAGAATTACAGATATAACTCTTACTAGCCAAATAAACTTCATCATAAGTCCTTTCCAACCATCACTAGCAAATCGCCAGTGATTTTTTTAATGCTATTTTTCAAGTTTTGATTTTCTGTTTTTAACTGCTCAACCTCACATTTCAACTTCCGATATGCTATCGGTGTATACTCATCATCAAGTCCTACAAGGCTTTCAACTTCCTTTTTGCTGAACCTAACTCCAACTACTCCTTTTAATTGATGAAGTGTGCCTTTATCCCTCATGTTGTATACGCTTGTTTCTTTGCATTTTAAAAGTTTTGCTACATCAGATACTGTATAAACTAAACTGTCCATCGCTTTTCATTCCTTGCGTGTAAATCAGCAGTTCTAGCTAACTTTACCCAAGATAGAATAACTTTCTTATTCCATCTTGATTTGTTTCTTAACGGCCATTTTTTCTTGATGAGTTTTCGCCAGTATTGTGCGTACTCATCATTTCGGCCAGCATATCCGAATGTAGGTAGTTTTCGTCCGTACATTCGATTTGCTACCCTTAAATCTTTTTGATTTTGTACTAGCATTTTATTCTTTCCTACACTCTAAGTGTAATTACTTAGCAAAAAAAATTGACTGAACTGATTTCCCAAATACTTTTGCCAATCTAATTTTTACTTCATCTCTTGGAATTCGCTTCCCCGCTTCATACATGGCAATCGATGTAGGTGCTACACCAACTTTAATTGCTAGTTCATTTTGTGTTAAATTTTTTGAATTTCTTAATTCTACTAATCGTGTAGCGATAATATCTGTATTCAATATTTCATCACCTCTCTTCTTGCTACACTCATAGTGTAGTACATAATTAAAAATATGTCAACACTTAAAGTGTAGTTTTTATTGAAATTTTCTTCACTTTGTGTGATAATGAAAACATAGAAGTATATATTTATATAAGGTGGTGTAAAAAATGACATTTGCTAAAAGATTGATAGAATTAAGAAAATCAAAAGGAATCTCTCAAAAAGAATTGGCAAACTATATAGATGTATCACCTAGTCTAGTAGGTATGTACGAGCAAGGTAGGAGAAAACCTAGTTTTGAAATATTAGAAGCCATAGCTGATTATTTTAATATAAATATTGATACGCTATATGGAAAAGATGAAATTGAAGCACCATATTATTTAGATCCATCTGTGTCAGAATACGCACAAGCGATTAAAGATAATCCAGATTTACGCATACTATTCGATGCTAGTAAAGACATGTCAAAAGATGATATAGATTTTGTTCTTAATACAATTGAAATGTTAAAAAAGAGAGAGGGCAAATAACTATGAATAAGTTGATAATTTTAATTTGCATGATACTTATTCCGTTACATATCAATGCAATTTCTATAAACGAAATCCGTAATAATCCAAGTCAATTCAAATTAGTATACTCGGACGAAACACGTGAAGCATATGTAGATAATTCAGCAATTTCTGTAACAAGATATAATCCGCCTTATTACGCTATTAACGCTACTATATATTCAGTGTGGTATGACCGAAACATTATTGTAGAAACAAATCAAACCTCTTTTTACAATTACGAAAGAAGTATAGAAAAACTGTCCCATAAATATAAGGATGTAGATGAGATAGTTAAAGAGGTATCAAATGATACTGGAGTAAGATGGAAAGCTAATACATTTGTTTTTTATGACTTTAATGGTAATATGCTTAGTTCCAAACCATTATCACATCAATTTGATAATTCCATTGCAGGTAAAGCGATACTTTTTTCTCCCTCATATCAAGTAGCAATGTATATATTCTATAAATCTTATCATATATATTTTAATTACCCACGATAAAACCAATTATAAAAAGGAATTTACTATGAATAAAAAAGGATATGCACTATTAATCATTCTAATTTTAGTTGTTATAGGTCAAGCAGCTTATACCTACAATCTAACAATGAAGATAGATAGACTATCACATACTGTTGCTAATTTAGATGCTGATAGCACAATCAATAATTTAGATAATAGGATTAAAACAATCGAACAGGAATTATCAAATCATGACTTATCTGATATTGATGCATTAAAAGATAATGTAGCAACGAATACAAGCAACATAGCATCTATCAATCAATATTTAGATAGCATTAATTTTAAATTAATGGATATCGAAAGTAGTATTTCTAATATCAATTTAAGATCATTAATCAACTAACGTATGAGAAATTTTATGCACATACTACTTTGTACAATAACCCTATAAGGGGATGATAGTATGAACATCAATTTGATATATATAAAGCTACGGAAAACACAAACTGCAATATTAAAACTAAATGATGACGGAACATATACAATATTAATTAATAGTGATAAACCTATTGATGTACAACGTAAAGGTATACTACATGAGATAGGTCATATATTAAATGATGATATGTACAGTCAAGCACACATTGATTTAATTGAGCGTATGGCTCATGCAAGGCAATTTGACGATGTAGAGGGTATCAACTTTTACACACACATCATATGAGGTGAATTATGCAATACAATTTCACTATCAGAAAAAAGGATAAAGGCTATCAGATTATAGTTAGCTACAAGGACGGCTACAAATGGAAACAGAAATCTAAACAGGGTTTCGCTACGCAAAGAGACGCTAAACTTTACGGCCAACAAATCGTGGATAACCTAAAAAAGACTATCACCAGTCCACTTGATGATAGTCTAAAAGATATAACACTTATTGAGTTTTACAAGATATATACAGACGAAAACAAAGCAAATGTATACTCTACGTTCAAAGCATATGACAATGCATTTCAGAAATTTAACGCACTATTCAATATGAAAGTAAAAGATATTTCTGAAATACAAATTCGGAAAGTAATTAATGATTTACAACAATCAATAGCCACTAAAAATATGTGCATAACGATTATAACAAAGGTATTCGCTTATGCAGTATCGCCATACAGGATTATTAATAGTAGTCCATGTAAGAACATTAAGCGACTACATAAAACACAAACAGCTAAAATCAATGCTATAAGTGAAGATGATGTAACACATCTATTAAACTCTTTAAAAAGCCACAATTACAAATACTATATTGTGTGTTCTATTGCTGCCTATACAGGTATGAGGTATGGTGAAATCTTAGGTCTTACATGGGCTGATATAGATTTAGATAACGCTATTATTGATGTGAATAAACAATTCGCTTATAGCGGTGAAAGTACATATATGATCCGTAATTTAAAGACAAAAAACAGTTACAGGAAAATACCCATACCACCCATACTAATTGAAATACTTCTTGAATACAAAAATACCACCAGCGGATTATATCTATTCAACAATCCAACTGGCGGTACTGGTGCAGTATCGGTAATGATTAAACGCTACTTACCGAACACATCCATCCATGATTTATAA